TCTTGTGAACCTGAAGATAGTCATCAGGCTGTAGAACGGTGTTTACTGTTACTCTTTCTCTTGACTCACCATTCCCGCTAGTTATTTCTAAGAAAACATCAGCTGGTGATATATTGTCTGATTGAAGAACATCAGCTACACTTAGTCCACTGGTCAGGTCTTTAGTTTGTAGTCTGTTTCCTGACATAAATGATGATAGTTTAAATGTTAATGTACTGTTATTTGGCATTATTCTCTCCTTGTAGGTTTGTTGTGTATTTATTATTATTCCATTCAAAAGTCATCTTAGGTCCAAGCATACTTCTTTGGAATCTAAACTCTCTTTCAAATGGGGTTAATTCGTTCTGGTCTATCTGTTCAGGTAGTATGATAATGCTATTACCACTAGAACAATTCTTTTTTGGGGTTATTATTAAATAACCAAGCATTACTATGGTTATTGATAAAACTGCTATTAAAGCTTTGATATAACTCATGTTATCTCCTTATTGTTTAAATGATTGGGAGGGCGACCAAACCCTCCCGAGGGTAAAAACACACTATTTTACTCAATCAGCGCTGTTCTTGAGCTTATCCATGTGTTAGGGAATTATTTGAGAGAGACCACGCTTGAGCCTCGGTTCCCGTTTTAAAGCTTGTCGGCTACTAACG